ATTATATAGTGAGATACGAAATAGGGCGCGTCAGCGATGAATTATTGAAATGTAGCGAATTTATCATTCACATTTCAAGTAATAATAATAAATATTTAATTACGTATTTTACCTACAGATTACACGAAATTTTATCGTCCTAGTTATTCTCTAAATAGCATTTTATTTATATGTTAAATAATTGAATTAGATATACTTAAAGAATATATAAACAATTATAATAGAATGATGGACATTAACACAGCATGGAGTGACTTTTGTGACGGAACATATGTCATCGCGCCAAAAAATACGGATAATGATGTTACAATGAAAGCTCCCAAATCTTCAGATTTATATATTTCAACAAAGACTAAAATATCCTATTTGTCGCATCCGATAGACATCAATAATGTATTCTGGAAAATACCGGTTCACGACTATCATATTCCACAGGAAGGGGTTATAAAGAAGCAGATGAAATTAAACTCTCATAACGAGGACGATTTCAATGAGCTACAGAAAAAGATAACCGGCGAGAAAACTAGACATAATTATGTAGATGAACATATTATTCAGAGAATTGTAAATGCCGACGGGCGCATTAAGTACAAAGATGTGAGAAAGATTAGTGTTGGGTTGTCAAAAAAAGATATTATCAGTTACCGATGTAAAAAGAAGGGGGCTTTTTACAATTGTTTTGTTCTTATTATTCGAATTAAATTTAATGGTAAATTTAAAGAGATACACGTTAAAATATTTAATACCGGGAAACTTGAAATTCCCGGAATTCAAAACGACGATTTGCTAATACAAACACTAGACATCCTAATAGAGACAATTAAAAAATATGTATCAGACGATCTAATATATGACAATAAAAAGACAGAAACTGTTCTAATTAACTCCAACTTTAAATGCGGCTATTTTATAGACAGAGAACGGCTATTTGATATTATTAAGTCAAAATACAACATTAATAGTTCATATGACCCTTGCTCATATCCAGGTATTCAATGTGAATTTTATTACGATTCCAGTATAGATATACAGACAGGGAAAAAACCAATTTCAAACACCTTTACAAAAGTATCATTCATGATATTTAGAACAGGTAGTGTATTAATTGTAGGTAAATGCACAGAAGAAATTCTTAATAATATATACTTATTTGTTAGAAACATGTTGGAGACCGAATTTAATGAAATTAATATACCAAATATGGATGGTTTGTCAACAAACAAGCCATTGGCCAATAAACAAAGTAGAAAAAAAACAATAATTATTAAAACTGGATAATACAATAAATAATTGTATATTAATAGTATATTTAATGGTTAATTTTCATAAATTTATATAAACATATTTTTTGTTTATATAAGTATTTAAAGCTTTTAAATAAAATAGTATATAAATGACTTCTGAAACAAATTACTCAGCTCCGAGCAATACCTGCTTACAACACGCCGTTAAAATAGCCATTGTGGAAGATCGTCCCATTATGATGGACTATTGGACTAATTCGCACGATAAGAATGTTCTCATTGGTGTAAAGGAGGATGGCGAGAAGCTTCTCGTGAAAAGCGAAGACGAATACACCTCGCCTATTTCTAAAATTTTCAAAGTTGAGACCGAATACATTATTGTAACAGAGAATTCTTTATACATTGTGGATTCTACTATTCCCACCAAAAGAATCAGTTAAAACATCTGACGCGTGTGTTAGAGTATATGCTAATGCGTTCTCATCGTGTTTTGTTTTATTCGTTTTAAATAAATCTGCAATGCTAGATACTAGCGGATCATCGGGATTTGGGTCGTTCATTAGCGAACATATGCTAAGCAAAACCTTACTTACAGATAATGCTGGGCTCCACTGGTCCTTCAATATATCAATGCAAATTGCCCCACTACTACTAATGTTACAATGATATATTTTAGTCAAGAACGAAACACGAGGTGGTTTAAATGGATAATCCGATGGAAACACAATTTTTAGATAAAAAACACCATTGTGATAAGGGCTGTCCTCTGGGCCTATGATTGTTGCCTGCCATTCATACAAATTATCTGTGGCTGGACCGGCCGAACAATTTGCCGGCGGAGTTAGTAACATCTCATTTAAATCGGCTTTTATCCGCTTTATTGTAGTCATATACTAAATATGATTACAATTATATTTATACTATTTAATTAGTGTATTTGTTAATTAGTGTATTTGTTAATTAGTGTATTTGTTAATTAGTGTATTTGTTAATTAGTGTATTTGTTAATTAGTGTATTTGTTAATTAGTGTAATTGTATATTCATAAAAAAAATGATTTACCTACAATACCGAATATTACTAATATAATCCCGTAAACAACCTTTAACTTGGTATTCATACTATTTAGATACGTAGTTTATTTTTATATGGATTAATATCATCTTTAACCACTATATTTAACGGCGGCGCCTTGTAGACTTATTTCTCGTCTTGTCGTTGTTATTTCGGCTACGTTTTTGCTTGGCTCGCTTAACCGAAAACGTGGTCCACGGTTGAGACGGTCTGTCTGGTATATACGGCTCTAGATGGTCCCATTGTGGATGTCTCTCAATAAAATCCTTGGCTACAAATGCCTCACCACACGAACACCCCCAGCGCGCTGAAAATCCCATTTTCTTTGCGAGCGCTGTGTCCGTGACTATACCATCGAGCGCACCTAGAGGCTGGAACGGTTTGGGTCTATCAGACTGCGACATATATTCACGGTTGTCGCGCTCATAATGACTACAGCATGTTCTGGAACTAGGATTAATGCGGTTAAGGTAGACGTCGTAATGATCGGCCAGTATTTTTTGTCCAATATCAATGTCTATCTTTCCTTTGTGTTGCTTCATCAACTGTGTAAGCCGAACGCGTCTAGCACCTTGGTGGCGGCGAATGTCATCAAAACCCGTATTCTTACATTCAATATTTCTTATACGATCGTCGGTTGGGCCATTAAAACCGACAAAGTATCCGTTCTTCTTCTTCTCAACCTTTACAAATTTAAGTCCTAATTCAACGCGCATAATAGTATTTGTTTTAGTATCACCAAATAACCACGAGTTAGCATAGTCGCCACCATTGTTTTTGGTCAGCATATCTACACAATCATCCAGCGAATCTGCGTATTGAACCACATTGCGTATACGACAGCAAATAGGGTCGTTCAGTTCAAATACGTTAAATCCGCCCAATGTGGTCTCTGTACATATTAATCCGTTGCTATTTACGAAATAGTCGGTTCCGCTGGCAATGTGTCCGGGAGGGGACTGCATAATAAACGAATGGCCTTTTGTTGGCTTGACCTCTACGATTATATTACAGTGTTGCGCTTCAACGAAGAAATCAAACGTATTGTGAGCGCAAACTATCTTTCCATCCTTTGTGTAATCGCCTACCGCAATAAATCCGGTGCATTTATCCATTTTCATAGCATAATCAATTGTTTTTACTTCGCTCGACTTATCACCAGCGAACATATGTCCATACTTTTTATTAAGCTTTTCATTATCAACTACAAGACGCGGTATATAATCGGCAATATATGGAATACTGTAACTACAATTCCACATCAAAATATCGTCCATTGATATTTTGGTGCCGCGTGAGTTTGCTCCCTCCTTAATACCGCGAATCTCCTCGTAAAATTCGGGGTAGTTATTTTTAATTCTTGTTCCATATAACTCAGCAATTACTTCTGAAAAGAATTCGCGAGAGAAACCATATGTGTCCATAAGACTGAAATCAAGGATTTTAAACATGCTCTTTAATTCGGCGGCAACTAAATAGCCATTTGCATATCCTCGTTCATAAGGACCACCACGTATATTAATTCGTATCCACCCATTGGTTTCGCTTCTAGAACCATTCTTAACCGAAGTCATATTTATATATATATATATATTCATATTAAAACAATTGACAGTAATAATAATTTTATAGTTGCTCGCGTATTTTTTCAATCTGTTCGGTTTTCAATGTTTCTGGAAATACAACTGTGAAATCAATTACCAAGTTCCCCACATTATCATCCCTGTTCATTCCCATCTTAGGTATAAGTTTTTTGTATCCAGGAGTTATTATGTTGCCCATATTGTTAGTAATTTGAAAATTCCGACCATCAACATATTTCAATGTGAATTCAAATCCACAAAGTGCTTCTTTTAACGAGATTGTTTTACAAAATATTAAATCCAGACCGTTTCTGGTATACTCTGTTTTATTCTCAATCTTTACAAATATTTTAACATCGCCTTTATTTACATCGCTTATTATATTGCCCTTTTCTCTCAAGATGATTATTTCGTTCTCGTCTATACCCGGCGGGATTTTAACATACAGCACTTCCGTTTCCTCAGACTTTATATTCCCATGCATAATCCACCTGTCTACTTCTAATGGAATATTACAGCCAGCGTAAGCTGCCTCTATTGGTATTTTAATGTGCTTGATTATAGGAGTCGGTTTTTGTATTGAATGTCTAATATTTATATTTGGCATACCGCCCATATGGAAAAAATGAGTTTGTGAATTGTTTGTCTCGAATTGGGGAGGCATTCCGTGAAATAAACCGCCACCAAATAAGTCGCGCAAAATATCCTCAGGATTTAGATTTCCAGGCATCTCATCCCCACCGAAAATATTGGCCATTCCACCCATATCGTATTGTTTTCTCTTATCATTGTCTCCTAATACCTCATATGCCTCGCTTATTTCCTTGAACTTTTCACTAGATTCTTGACTGTTACAGTTCCTATCGGGGTGTGTTTCTAATGATAAACGTCTGTATGCGCGCTTAATTTCATCGAATTTTGCGTCTGATTTTAATCCCAATTTAGAGTAGTATCCTTTTGAATCAGACATTAATATATCATACATACATAAACTTAAATAATAAATTACGAATTAAATAAAATGGATTTGCCCTTTATATATAAATATCAACCGATGTTTTTACAAGATTTTGAAATGGATGACAAATTATTAGAGCTTATACAGATTCTAATAAAGATGGATAATCTAAATATATTATTCGTGGGCAACAGTGGATGCGGTAAAACATCTCTTATAACTGCTATCATCCGGGATTATTATGATAATATGAACTACAAAGATAATGTTCTATATATTAATACCTTGAAGGATCAGGGAATCTCTTACTATCGCAATGAAGTTAAAACTTTTTGCCAGACCTCTACGAATATTGTAGGCAAAAAAAAGATAATAATTCTTGACGACTTAGACGTTATAAATGAACAGAGTCAGCAAGTATTCAGAAATTTTATTGATAAATATAGTCATAATGTTCATTTTATTGCATCGTGCACTAACACAAATAAGGTAATTGAGAGTATTCAATCGCGCATGAGCACTACCAAAATAAAGGCTCTACATACTGCGAATTTATCCAAAATACTTAAGCGAATATGTAAAATAGAAAATATTTCAGTTGAACAGGAAGCAGAGGATTTTATTCTCTCAATATCAAATAATTCTGTTAGAATAATGATAAATTATTTAGAAAAATTTAAACTATTGTCTAGCAATATAACTCTTGATATTGCTATTAGTGTATGTACTAATATTAGCTTTCGTGATTTTGAAAGTTATACAAATATATGTAAGGTAAATAAAGACCTACATACAGCAATACCCATATTATATAAACTATTTGATAAAGGTTACTCTGTTATGGATATTCTTGATAATTATTTTTTATTTGTGAAAATTACAAATAACCTATCTGAAGATGAAAAATACAAGATTATTAAATTAATATGCAAGTATATTACTTATTTTTACAATATACATGAAGACGAACTTGAACTCGCGTTATTTACGAATAATTTAATTTCTATATTTAATTAGAATGACCGAGCAGCTATTTAAAAAAAATATATCTAATGAGCGTTTTTATAATTTTCTACAAGGATTTTGCGAAGAGGAGACGATTAACAAGACGAAATACTTCGTATTATCTAAAACTGCGTATAAAAAATTAAAATATAAGAATTTACTTCAGCCATTTTGTGAAGAAATGAGGGAATATTATCATCATTCTAAATCAAAGTATGTCGATAATGTTAAAACTTTTAATAAGTTTGTTACTATCATAAGACAAATATGTACCGTAAATGATATAGTATATATAAGTAAGGCTATATATATTAAATCTGTTTATGAGCCAGTATATTACATACTTACCGAAATTCCTGATGCCATCACCAAGTATTTTCCAAGCACATTGTTGCTTTCTAGTACCTGCTGCGAAGACATTCTGGATAGCCACGAATACTTCGACCTCAGCAGTAGTTCATTATCCGGAATGTAAATACCCAACATAGAATCGTGAAACTCTATGAATGTGCTTCCCATTAACTCGTCCAATGTTGCTAGTTTTCCGTTATTATCACGCCCACCCAAGTATTCGGACGTTATAATATTAATACCCTGTCTCTTTACCTTTTCGTTTAACCATAGTTGTATTTCGCCTGTAAATACAGACTCTGCTGTAGAGTCTTGAGAGATTAACGTTTCCAACATGTTAATGTAGCATTTCATAGTTTGGTTTTCTTTCGCACACCCCATTAGTTTCGTGCTAGGATAATAATTGTCGCGAGTCTCCATATTACATTCTGGCGTATTAACATTATTTGTATGTAATAATTCGCCAACGAACATTTTATCATCTTGAATTCCCGTATTATATATATATTTAAGACTGTCTAAACATATGAACGAATCGGGCAACAACATTCCTCCGTAAGTATCTAAAATTTTAGCTATAGCTAGCTCTCTTATGTTTGATTTAATTGGGTCAGCTACCTTATGAATATCAATATTCCAGTTTGGTATTAAATCTGAAAAAGACTCATCATTTATCAAACAAATATTAAAGTCTGATCCACACTTGTCTATAATTGTCTTCAGCGTCAGTTCTTTATATGGTTGGTTTAAATCCTTGGTATTTCTAGAGTAAAAGTCAACCCAGTTGCGTGCATTAATCTCATATTTTGAATGAATCCATATAATCGGTAATTTACTGTCTGGAAGCTTTTTGAGAAATTCATCCGTATCATTCAGTAAATATTTTTTAACAATCTTGTAATGGTCGTTTTCGTCATCTAAATATTTACGTTTAAACTCGTTATAAACTATCCCTAAGAGAGATAATACTACAAACGTATATAATAAATTTATTGTTTTCATCGTATATTATTATTTTAGATTATTATTATTTGTCTGTTATTTGTATCTTATTTGTTTGTTAATTTATATAAATTAGTCATAAATTTAGTGTTCATATTCTTATAAACTTCGTCTTGCTTTGCCAGCGAAAATGCACGTTCTGTATCTGTTCTTATTTCTCTCTGTTTATCTTCGTGTAGCATATCTTTGGAATCTGATAAAGATGGAGGGGTTATTTCTTGACTTGCTCTGTGATTTCGCAATTCCTCTTGATTTTTGAAATTTCGTCTCATGTCTCCTTCTGTTACGGGTATTACATTTTCGCGATGTGCGTTTCGCAAATCATCATATCCTAATGAGCTAAATAAACCAGAACTGTAACTATCAGGCGCATCTCCTAACAAATCTGCAAATGTATTATACTCGCTAGTATTATCATTGAAATTTCTGCTTGAAATAGCATCGCTAGCTATTTGTTTCTTTTTGCGAAAAACATCATTCATATTCTCCTTCGTAGTTATAGTAGTATCAATATCCTCATCAGATTTTAACCAGTCACCGTATCCTCTCTCAGAATCCTCGCTTTTCACGTTATATTTGTCAAATAACTCATTAAACACCTTGTTAAAATCATCCTGTTCGGTAAGTTTTTTAAAAATCTCATTATTGTCTGTTTCGTCTACAATATAATCAGTAGAACCTTTACCTTTTACTCTAAACTCGTGAATTGAATAAATAATTTTATATGCTTTTGAGAAAAATAAAAAATACTCTTTATCAAGATTACTTTTATCTGGATGGGTTTTCAATACTATTTTTTTGGCATATTTTAAATCAGACTCTGTAAAATCGTGTGTTAGATTAAATAAATTTAGTAAATCATTTAGCTCATAATTATCTAAATTTAAATCTATTGAATCCATTATATAATATAAATTTTTTTATATAATGTTTTTTAACATACAATATAGGTTGTCTTTATTTTACATAGTTGAATGTTTAAAATGCCGATTTTCTAATATTTAGAGAATTAATAGATTTTGTAAATTTTAGTTAATTTATAAAATTGATTTACGCCCTTGAACATTTTAAACACCTACCTTTATGAATTTTTCCAAATGTTCACTCGGATTGGACGTTCGTATTAAAGATAAACGAAACTTTATTGCGAATCACAGTTATGAATTGGACCAAAAGGAAACATTGCAGTATAGCGAAATTGATGATAATAAAAAATGTAAAATTTTTGGTATACAAAAAAGTAATATAGATTTTATTACTCAACAAAAAATGACTGGATGCGGAGAACACTATTACCCCCTTGCGAAAGACTTTAATGCTAAAAAAATAATTGGTAGTGATAGTGGTTGGAATCGAATACCTGTATCTGGAAGTAATCAAAGTTATAAAAAAACACCTGAACATATGCTAAAGGTAAATAAATGGTTAGTATATTGTAATAGTAAAGGTGCAAGATTATATCATCAATTAAACGAAACCCAATTTAATTTTATAAATGACCTATTTAAAAAATTAAAGGAATTACATTTGCAAGGTTTTAACGAGTTAAAACAATTAAAATAATCAGCATTTAAAATGTTCAAATGTGTAATAACAATATAGTTGAACTACATAGTCGCTGCTTTTATTTGAATTCTGGAAAAGAACTCGTTTACTTGACGCTCGTCCGCACCAGTAACCGAGTCGGAGGGAATAAACCAATGTTCTTTCTCCCGGCTATTCTCTTGGTAATATGCCAGAAGTGCCGGAATACCATTCACCATTTTCTTACTCTTTAATGCGAAATATAAATCCACAGTATCATCAATATCCAGTTCCACTATTACAAAATTACTCGGCAGTTTTTGGAACCAACTATCAACTAGTGGTTTTATTTTTTTACATGGATTACACCAATCAGCAGTGAATTTAAGAACAATAACATTATTTCCGATTCCTGAAAATAACGTTTTAAATCCAGGAACATCTAATTCCGTAACGATCTCGCGAGAAGCCATTATATAATACCATATTTTTTGTTTATATGAATTATAATGTTTATATGAATTCTATAAACGCTCTACTAGATTTTCTAGCTCTTTAATATCGGTTTCCTGAAATTTAACATGCGATTCCCAAAAATATTTACAATAAGCCCATTCAATCTCATAGTCTTCGCTATAGCTAGCATTGTGTTCATTTAGTAGTAGCTCTTGTAATTTTTCGGGAACTAAATAGAGACTTTTTCTAGGAATGACATAGCTTAATTGCACTAATGGATGTACTGGATCTGGAGGTGATGTCTCTATAAATGTAACATCAAAAGCAGGAATATATTTAATCAAATCCTTCAGAAGAGGAGGATAATTATATTTGTAACTCCATCTCCAGTCACAACATCCAGTTGTATAATATTTAAGAGTCCATTCAAGACCCTCTAAATAATTCACACATATTTCTTTGCGACGTTCATCGTCTATTTTAACATCAAAGAGACGCTGATAATATCGCTCTTCCCATCCATTCTCGTGCGGGTTTATATATAACTCAACGCTTCTATCAAGCATTGGTATAGAAGTGAATTTTTCATCTAGCTTACCGCTTCTGGATTTGGTGTTTCGCGCCTGCTTCTCCCTAATCTGATACTCCTCAATCATTAGTTTATCTTCGGTATCGGCCAATTTCATTATAACCTTTCTAAGATTATTCCAACGTATGGTGTCGCCATTTGTAAGATTTTCATTTGTTTTTCCAATTACGCTTTTATATGCGTCCATTATACGATCAATACCCGTTGTTCTAATATTTAATGCTGGGAAATGTGGTAAAAAGTCATTTCCCATAAAAAAACACAATAATATGTAGTCAAATATACGATTCAATTTCTGTTTTGTTTCCGGTTTTCTATTGTCGTTTAGGTCATACGCAAGCGCAGTTGCGAATTTTGGAATATCCATCAGGTAACTGCAATTTGGATTAAGACTCTTGTCTAGACTTTTAATGAAATGTGGTGTCTCGCGATATAAATACATTGATTCCGCAACGTCCAAATGGTTAAGTGTAAGCATAATTAAATCAGCATCCAAACCATATATAACAGTTGTAAATTTTTTATGCTCGTCTGGGTAATCCCTAATATACTTATATAGTTTATGCTCTCCTTCTCCTGGTTCGTCAGAGCAGGATACTATTAATTTATTTAGTCCATATTTATTAGCGTTAGTAAATGTGTAATTGATATGAATATCTAATTTTTTCATAAACTCGGTTCCGGGTGTAATAGAAACTGTGTCAAAATTGGAAGATGTAGCTATTCCCAGTTTGTTCTGTAAATCTTTTTCTAACCAAGACTTATACCTTCTGTTCTTTTGCTGTTCTAATTTAGCAATAGGAGCAACACCATCAAATGCAATATAAACATTATTTTTTGGACCCAATACCTTTATATAGTGCTTTATCTTATCACATACCATATTAATTATAGTCATTTCAACATCAGAACTAGCGCTACTCGCCCCCTTTTTTTCTAATTCGTGGATTGAATCATATATTAGTGAATTGCAATCCATATATAAATTATGGATAGCCATTCTGACTGACTCATGTTTTATCAATATACTACGGTGTTTACGAACAATGTGAGAGAAATAACTAGGAATACCCATATTGAGATATATATATCTTGTTGGGTTTAAATCTATTATCAATTATGCTATAATGAATAATATATATATTATATATATATGGCTATTCAACTTACATTATCTAATTTATTACAGTTAACCTCTACATTATCTCCTGTATTGATTACATTTTTTTTAGTAATGCTTTCTCTATTTAACCTGAATCTTAAAGGAATAATATATTTGTCTGGCGTAATGTTAGCAACGTTTCTTAATTATATATTGGGATTTGCATGGGCAGGCGAAAAGAAAATAGATCCGCCCCCAATGTGTAATTTACTGGAGGGACCTTGGACACACCATACTGATCCGTCGTCTAGCAGTCTATATCTAGCATTCACATTAGTCTATTTGTTTATGCCCATGTATTTTAATAATCAAATGAATATATATTTATTAACGACGCTCCTTGTGTTTCTTGGTATTGATATGATAACTAAAATCCAAAATAGCTGTACAAGCACGATGGGTGCAATACTAGGAATGGTTCTTGGCGGAGCTATGGGTCTTATATGGTATGCGCTATTTAAATCATGTGGTTTCGACAAGTTGTTATATTTCGAGGAATTCCAAAGTAACAAAATGTATTGTAGCAAACCTGGTAAACAAAAATTTAAATGTAGAAATACTAAGTCAGGAGAAATTATAGCAACTATGGGCTAGAAATTACGTGGAATAATTTGATATGTTGGCATTTATATATTTTATGAAATCATTAAGACATTGTCGGCGTTTAAAAGAATGCATCATTCCCTTTTCATTATAATTATTATGTTTCATTATAATTATATAGTTCTCTATTATTTTACGTGTATTTGCTCTAGAATATAGTTCATTGTTTTGTTCAACTGTAAATTCTGGTGTTCCTAGTCGCTTGTTTAATATGTTGTGAAAATCTACCATTAGTTTTATTAGTTTTTCGCGTGTGTCTATATTTTTCTGGTTAATAGTTTTTATTATATTGTTAGCGTGATTAGAACAATCGCTACACGGTAGGTTATTACATATGTTAAAAATTTGGTTCATTAGTAATTTAGTATGTCCGTCGTTATTTAATTTATAAGTAAGTGTGTGTAATAAAAACCACACAGCTTTTCCCCATTCTTTTTTAGATACCATTAATATATATAAACACATAATATAAATAATATTAATGAACTACACAATTGATTGTAATATTAATTTTTATGATGAACTTATGAAACCAGATCTAGAAGACAATAGTGACGAAAAGAACTGTCTAATAACCGATAAACCTCTCACAGATAATTATATTACACTTCAATGTAACCATAGCTTCAATTATCATGCTATTTATAAAGAGGCTATAAATCAGAAAACAAAATATAATCCGAATGAAATAACAAAACTAAAAATGAACGAGCTAAAATGTCCTTATTGTAGACAGGTAACGCCAAATATATTACCATATGTTCCTTCTATCGATTCTGTATGTAAAATAATAGGCGTCACTATTCCGGTTAAGTATTCGCTTACACATAAGAAGTGTTCTTGGGTATTTAAAAGTGGTAAGAATAAAGGAAATGTGTGTGGCTCGCATGGATTTACTAGCGAACATGGAGATTACTGTGACAAACATTGGAATAGCATGAGTAAAACCAAGAATATAGAATCTATAGAATGGACAGACAAAATGCAAGAATTATACAATACTAATAATATGAGTCAAATGCGTGAGCTGTTGCGTAACAGTAATATGAAAGTATCTGGTAATAAGAGAGAACTAGTAATAAGAATAATTTCAAAAAAATAAAATTTTTTTTTTTTAATTCTCATTTGTATTTTCCGAAAATGGACAAAAATAAATGTCCATTTTCGGTTTTTTCTATTTGAGAATTGAAAAAAAAAAATTTTTTTGCAAAAAAAAAGTTTATGTAGTATACATTTATTAAACAGGTATTTTTATGTAGTGGAGTGGTTGGTAAGCCTAAAAAAAGGCACTAAAATTTCAAAAAATCAATAAAAAAACAGATTTAAGCATATTTTTTATGAGCATTATACAACAAATATGCTGGAAAAAATATGCTCGAATGAGGTCAGTCACAAAAATACCAAGTTCTATTGTAAAAGATGTGACTATTCGTGTGAGAAAATGTTTTTATTTAAACAGCACTGTTTAACGAAGAAACATAATAGGTCACAATGCTCAAATGGCTCAAAAAAATATGCTAACCTATATACGTGTGGTTGTGGTAAACAATATAAACACGTTCAAAGTTTTAGCCGACATGAGAAAACTTGTAAAGCCTCCGGCGGAGATAAAGAAAAGGATGATTTGAGAACAATGGTATCTGTTTTAATATCTCAGAATAACAATATGCTTACTGAAAACAACGAAATGCGAGAAATGGTAAAGGATATGTTACCTAAAATAGGTAACACTACAATAAATAATAAATTTAACCTCAATGTTTTTCTTAATGAACAATGTAAAGATGCTATAAATTTAACAGAATTTATAGATACACTTAATTTAGAAGTAATTGATTTAGATACCACCAGACAAAAAGGCTATATAAATGGATTAACAAATATATTTATACGAGGATTGAAAGAATTAGAACTACATAAGCGACCAATACATTGTAGCGATTTTAAACGTGAGATATTGTATGTTAAGGATAATGATGCATGGGAAAAGGATAGTGAGGAGAAAACTATAATGAAACATGCCATAACAAATCTAGCAAAAAGACAGATTGATAAAATAAAAGAATGGGAAAATAAAAACCCTGGATGGAATCAAACTGAAGCAGGAACAAATAATTATATTAAAATGGTTAAAATGTTAACAGATTGTGAAGACAACAAAGGAGAGAATAAAATCATTAAAACAATTGCAAAAGAGGTTTTCATACATAAAGAGACATAGCAAACAATTTAAATATAATAAAATTAATTTAATATTATAATGGCAACAAAAGAAGAGCTCGTATTTTCTATTAAAGAGTGGATTAAATTAGAAGACGAAATGAAATTGTTGCAGGCAGAGTTGAAGAGTCGCAGAATACAAAAAAAAATGCTTTCGGACAAATTAGTAGACGTTATGAAAAATAATGAAATTGATTGTTTTGATATGGCTGGTGGAAAACTAATGTATACGACGAATCGTGTTAAAGCGCCATTAAGTAAAAAATATTTACTGGATAGTCTAGCTGCATATTTCGGTGAAAATCCACACATTGATTCGTCTGACGTCGCCGAGTTTGTATTGGAACATAGAGAGGTAAAGATTAAAGAGGGTGTACGACATAAACCCCAGAAATAATATATATATTAAGATTATATGCCAGAAAAGGTAATTTATAAAGGGTTGGACATATTAACCAAAACCGAACCGGATGTAAAAAAAAAAAATCCTGTTAAGTTTTGTTTATATTCAATATCTCGCAAACAAGAAGTTGATTTGAAAACAACGGAACAGGATAAGTCGTTCTTAGAATTTTTACTGTATAGAGAGGCAAATGAACTTAGTTTCCCCACTATCAGCAAGTCAACAGATACACCCAGCAAAGAATGTATGAATGTATTAGTAAAAATGTTTCAGGGAGAGATAAAAATAAAATATGTTGGATATATTTCAAATATTATGTTCTTTGAAACAGAACGCATATATAATAAGGCGGATTATATCCAGAAATCACAGCTATTGTGGTTCGTTAATGTTGATGAGATTATTAATTATAGAAGATCATTACATTATGACATAGATTCCGATATAACGGATTTAATGTTAAAAAATCCAGAATTAATGTATATTGTTGATGAAAACAATAATAATTTAGAAACACCAATTACGGCTTACTATGGTAAATCATTAAATAAAGTAAAGGCCATATCAGTATTTGGCGCAGACAAGGCAAATTATAAATCGACACTTGGACCATTTTATTATTTTGGCACGTTAAATAGAGGAATTCGCTATGGTTGTTGGGCTTCTGATTATAAAGAGACATTTATTAATGATATTGCAATAACAGATAAAAAGGGAAAATATCATGAGGGAGGGCTAGCGAAATTTGTTTTATTTGCCGGTTCTATTAATATGTCGTTTACACGACGAGGAGAAAAATTATCTGGTTCTGACAAAATAATTAAAGGTGTTGAAGATGGTAATTATTCTGGTTTTGATACAATTCAAGAAAGTGATAAATTGTGGATTACTAATTTTGACACCATCATATTAGACAGAACTACTAATATGGACGAGCCTCAATTTGTTATAAGAAGCAGTAAAAACGTGATACCTATTGCATACTATGGGTTGGATACAAGAAATGTCGTGAGGGAAAAATTACACGAAATTACTATAGATTAGTATATATTTAATGCTTATGTTATATATAATGGGTGATTCTACCACACAGCAATTAGGATATTTTGCCGTTTCTGTGTTGATGATATCTGGATTTGTAATGGCTGTAACAACCGCATTTGATTTTCTTAATATTGGATTTGATGTGTATGGGAGTTATTTAATTTGGGGAATAGCATTATTTATTTTTTATTGGATATTACCAGAGACATCTGGTAAAATATTTCTAGGGGCGGTTAATTTAGAGAACCAATAAATTAAGTGGTGATTTCACCTGTTTCTTCGTCACCTAACGGGTTTGTCACTGTATTTTTTTCACTTAATATTGATTGTATTAATTGAAGACTACCTTGATTATCCATTTCATTCATTACTTCATCTTCAGTAGGATATCTTTTTTTTAGATCCTTAAAATTATCTATAATGCCTTCAACGACATCTTTTCTTTTTCTGGAATCTAAGTTTTTAGATATACCAGTGAATATAGCAGCAGTAGCAGAATATAATAGTGCTTCTTTCTCTTTGAACACACTGTTCTTGGTTGTTTCTAAAGCCCCACATATTTCGGGTTTTTTAAGGTCCTCGTCGTAATTAATGCCATCTGGGTCACAGAATTCGCGTTTGAAACGTATAATTATCTTTTCCGCAATCGGCGGACTGGTTTCAATAAGGCGGTCAAATTCCTCCTTTTGTGTTTTAATGCGCTGGCTAACGTTAGTGCGTTCTTTCGGGTCCTTTGAGAGTTCCACTTTAATATTGCGATAAAACTTGCCCCACGATATACTGCTCACTCGATGAGCCTCGTTATATTCGCTTATTTTTAAGAACTGTTGGATGGTTGTTAAGATTCCGGCGAAAATATTAACAGTTCCTATGACAGACGATATCATAGGTCTTGATTCCACAGGAAATCGGTCTTGCGCAAAGTTTGCTGTTCCTGTTAATGTACTCATAACGATAACTGGTATAGTAAACCATGTATTCGCTCTGGAATAATCGATATGTGATTTTGCATGTAGCCATCTAAAACAGGTTGCTTTGTCTGCCCATTCAATGAGGATATTTTCGTGATGCTCTGTCCATACAGTTGGTTCTTCTGGTTCGGTAGATGTGTCTTTGTTAGTTGATGGAGGTGTGGTAGATTCTGATGCCATTATATAATATATAATTTATAAAAATTTCTAATTATATATTAATGAAAGATACATTAGATTTAAAACATAGTTTTGAAAATATTAAAACCCTGCGTAGTGATATACAGAATATTTTTAATACTATAAAGTCAAAATCTACGACGCTTAATAATGTATATGAGGATATGATAAAAGCCCATTCTAAATCAGAATATATGTTTGGAATTGATTCGTTTCATTTTCAAAATGAATTAATTGCTTTGGATTATCAACATATATTGAATGCGTTTAACAAGATTAATAACCGAATTTATTGTGAATATTATCAATTATATGTGTTAATACGCAAATACATTGATAGTGATATAACAAACGTCTCTCTGCGAAGCAAGATTCTCATAAATAAAAAATTTCCCGTATATAAGGTTTTAGATATTCATCGTGTATATAGATTCTCTCTTGTAGTTGAATTACATGATTATATTACAAATACAATTGTTGAATTAGAATCATATAGAATAGCTAAAGATTCTGACTTAGCGATTGATACACAACAATCTAAACAAGGTATTAATATAGGTAATTTAGTTAATTCATATAGGTATTCAAACGCTCTATTGAACGAAAAAATAAAAATGTTCGTAAGACATTTAAAAGTATTCCATCAATATCACAAACAATATCTAACTCATCTTACTATAAAAACGAAGTTAATTATCGGAATTATTAATGAAGATATTACAATTAAACAACTAAATCCTGATGGCACATATGTGGTTAATGATAAAAAAAAACATCTTACCGACGAAGAAAATATAAAGAAATATGTTGATAATAATATAGATGAGAGTATGAATGATGAACTAACAACTATAGTATCTAATATATCAACATCTAGCGATTGCATCGACGAAGATACCACAAGAGGATTGTATAATAATTCATCAAATTCCATAATTTCGGTAAATAAACCTGTTGTATCTGAACCAAAACCACAACCGAAAACAGAGGCAGAACCTGAGCCTGAACCACAAGAGCATGAGGCAGTGTAAGAGCCAGCGCAAGAGCCAGAACCGGAACCAGCGCAAGAGCCAGAACCTGAACAACTACAAGAGCCAGAACCAGTCCAAGAGCATGAGCCTGAGCCAGATCTAAACAAGGAATATATGAATCATATAGGAGATATAGCAGAATCGCAATCAGAAGAAGAAAAAGGTAATATTTCTGACGTAACCGACGATGATATATATTCGCGTGGTTCATTTGATGATTCAGTATGAAATATAGATACTGAAGGTAATAATTGAGAAAATGACCATATTAATAATACATATAATGCAACACCGGATGATGTTATTCCTGTATTGGACCAGTGCAGTATAAAATTAACAGTAACTGACATTTCTAATAATACCACCAAAATATATCCCGAATGTCTTTAAGTATAATTACGATATTTATATAAAATTGAATATAAATATCTTACAATATTTATTGTATATGGAAAAGCGTATTAAAAATAAGCTAGATGTACAGCAGATTAAGTTTAAGAGTGATATTCAGAAATGGGTTGATACCAACAATTTGTTTATGGATGATGATAAATTAAGTGAATTTTTAAAATATGTATTTGACTATGATACTATATGTTTATCTGGTGAAGACTTTCAAAAGCGCAAGCGTATTAAAAATATAGTTCCTCAATGCGACAGATGTCTTGCGTGTAGAGCCGACGGCGAACAATGTACAAGAAGACAACAGACAAATGATAATTATTGCGGAACTCACAAAAAGGGAACTCCAAACGGAATAATGAATCTTGATAATACTACACCTGAAAATAAGCAAAAGAAGATAGAGGTTTGGTATGAAGAGATTAATGGAATTTATTATTATATTGATGATAATAACAATGTATATAAAAATGAGGATATAATGAGCAATAAAGAGTCTCCGGATATTATAGCTTCATGGGTAAAAACGGTTACGGGAGAATACTCAATTCCGTCTCTGGGTATTTAAGAGGAAAATTAAATATAGGATAAAATTAAATGAACGATAAGAGCAAATTATTAGAATTTTTTAATAAATGTGGTATTGTTTGTGATAATATTGAAACTATGAATGATATTCAGTTTCCACGCGAAACATTATTAGATACCGAACTATATAATGATGTTCAAGAGTATATACCAGAATTTAAACAATTTTTTTCATCATCATCGCATACGTCTTTGCAATCAAGTGCGCAACAAAATCAAAAATGGCCATTATTGAATCTAGTTAGACAGATGCTAAAAAGTATTGGATATAAATTAGAACCAAAAAGATTATGTGATGGCTACGACAATAATAATAAAAAAAAATATAAGAGATTTTTCATAATACGTAAAATGTAGTGAAATATTATTCGTATGTATCATTCCCTATGTCGTATTTATATTCAATGAGATATCGTTCTACTCTTAGTGGATGATAACATTTCATCATTAATTCTTCTACGAATGGTTGTATTTTCTCTTTGATTGCTTTGTAATCAAATATGAAAATCTCTGGATTGGCTGATATATTTATCCAGTCAACAAGTGATATATTTTTTTCAAGAATATCCATACAAGATGGATTTAGTGATAATCCTCTCCATCTATATTTTTCTCCAATAACTCCTTTGCGCTCGGGTTTGTAGACAATGATGACCAGCAGATGTTTTGTATATTGTCGTATAATATGGGCATCGCGTTTTTATTGTAGCAAAGAAAATTATATATATGTTTAATATTCCATGAATCGTCCAGCGTTAGGTATGGATTTGATTTGTTTATTATATGATTAAACATATGTATTGCTGATGGATTGGACAGTAAATAATACCAGTCAATATTAGTGCGATTAGCTTGAAGTAAATTAATTGCCGATGGATTGCTTTATAAATATAGCCAGTCAATATTTTTTGTTTTTTTCAAGAAGTCCTATTGCGTTGGGATTTTTTGATAGTTCGCGCCAATTTATTTTACGTGTATTTTTAGTTAATATATGTATTGCCGCCGGATTTCTAGATAATTCATCCCAGCAAATTTTATCTGGATTTAACTCTAATAATTCAATAGCGTTTTTATTTGCAGATAACCGTTTCCAATTAATTAGGTTTATATTTTGTTCTAGTAAAAAAATAGCACTATGATTGCTAGAGAGACAATCCCAGTCTAAATTTTTATATATTATCCAATCACGCAATTTATATATAGGCATTACTTAATGATTCCTAATAAAATATTTGAATAATAACGTCAATTAGATGAATAATGCTTTCTAATAATATAGTAGATATTAGCATCTCCCTCAATGTATACCATTGATAGTATTTCGCGTAGGCATCGTCTTGCTGGTGTGGTTCTTCTTCTAGAATAATATCTAATTCCACAATATTAATAACAAAGTCATCGTCGGTTAGTGTTTTTTTTGACGATGACCTTTTAATTTGGCGATGCTTTGGTTTAACATCGTAAATTATTTGCTAATACATAGGATTGTTGAGATATGGATCATACGTTATTATCTTACATATCCTTGACTTTGAGCAACTCAACGAACAAACTTCTGAGTCTCCGCATCGGTACATCACGTTTTTTTCACCATTATATTCGGCGTAAATCTCTATATTACATTCAGAGCATTTACGTATCAATGTTGGTAGAGATTTCATCCTCTCTTCTTCGTTTTATTATGTGCATAATAAAAATATATTATAATCATTTCAACTTTATTCGTTAACATATTTCAATATTGAGTGTTATATGAATCGTAATTTCCCAAAGGGGGTGTAAATAGATATAACAGTAGAAGGCGTAAAAGTAAAGCTTCAAAAGTCGTGTGGGAATTTGATGTTGTTTAGTTTTTTCTGGGGATATGAAATAATTTTTTGGTCGGACCGGTCAAAAGCGAGGGCAGCGTCTTTTTCGGTGTCGTAAATTCCAATGTAGCAGGCTTTTCCAGTAACGGAAGAGTTCTTAGAAATGTTAGCGCTCCAACCAAGCGCGCGCTTGTGCCAAGTAACGCCGGTATACTTGGAGGTGAAGGGCTTACCTTTTCCTACAGACGGAGAAACAACCTCGTGGTTTACTGTCCTCGGAAATAGAACGTAAGGTTTTTTATATTTATGTGAGTTGGTATGTTTCTCAAATGTAAGAGCTTTACCGTATTTCCGCATGAGGGCACGCGAGAGCTTGTCCTGATTGTATGTGTGCAACGTGGCCAGCTTCTTGATGTTGCCGAGCTTGGTCGGGGCGTAGGCCTTGTAGTAGGTGAACAGGCGGTTCTCCAGGTTGTCCCTCTGCTGCGCGAACGATGGTAGACATGACGTCATAGCTTGTATGGTGTGGCTAGCTTGTAGCTGGCTTGTTTGTTTGGTGTCTTTCACCTCATCCAGTCAAACCGTTTCAATTTTTTTATGAGGTCATAGTCACATAGAAAGTGACGTCGCAGTGACGTTTGTCCCGCAAATCGCCGAAAGAGAGTGTAGTTTGCGACGTGGTAAAAAAAG